CAAGCAATAGCATACCATACACCAGTTGTTAAACCAGCGCCTGTTGAACCATATTCTGTACCGTTATAGAAGTGAATTTCATTTCTGTATGCTTCCGCAGCCGCCGGACCAAAAATATCAATTGCCCATGGTGCTGCGCTGTTAGTTGATCTAAAGTCTAGCAGGTTGATGCCTGCTGTACCAAAGGCATTCAGTTTAACTCTCATTTCAACAGTTAAATCACCAGTTCCAAATGTCATTTCAGTTCCAGCATTTATAGAAACATAATGATCGTGAGTGCCTGGTAAGATAAGGGACGCTGTACCGAATACTTTTTCGGCTGTATCAAGTTCTGCGGTGCCAACGGCAGCTAATGTTTTTAAGCCTGTTTCATCAACAAACGTGGTTGAAGCGTCTGTACCATTGAATTTAGAATATAGTACAACATTATCCCAATAAGGATCAGTAGCAGGCGCACCTCCACCACCAGAGAACCTGGAAGCAGGATTCACGATAGCCATATTAGTAAGAGATATGCCAGCACCCAATTTCATGGTTTAGTACATTCCGATTACGCTGTTGGCTGTTGAGTTAGTCCACACTTTACGGACGCGCAAAGGCAGAACAGTACCAGCTGGAATAGCGGTAAATGTAACGGTGTTTCCTGAAGCCATACCTGCAAGTTCAACAACAAGAGTACCAGTCTCACCAACATAAACCGAACGGGTCGTATGTGTGGTGTTTGCTGTGTTACTTGATGTTATAGCATAGGAATGCGCCGCAGGACTATCTAGGTCCGTATAGAAATTATTGAATTTATCGGTTTGATTAGGCATGATTTACCCCACTGCTTTCAGAATTGCGTCTTCGTTATGTCCATCTTTTTGTAGGGTTTTCATAATGGCTTCATCACTTTTACCCTTGCCCCTCAAGCGTTTGACTTCTCTTTGTGCAAATTCTAAGGACGATTTTTTGAGAACCTTCATCATTCCGGCGCTCTGCTTATCAGCGTTTTTTTTAGAAAGGGCTTCGTCAATAAAACTACCGAAAGATTCGAGACCCTCTTTACGAGTTTCTTTGTTCTTGGCTTTCAATGCTTTCTTGGCTGCGTCTTCTGCATCATCTACAGATTTTTCAACACCGTCAGCCGCTTTATGAACATCACGGATGCCTCTCTTGGCACCTTTAGCAGCCAGAACGGCTTTACCAGCGTCGGAAACTTCATCAAGTTCAACTTCTTCTTTAACACCAGAAGTGATAATATCAAACGCTTTTTTAGAAGCGGCCTCTTGGCTCATACCTTTTTTAACAAATTCCTTTGTCATTTCAATATGGCGCTTGATGCTGTTTTCAATCGCTTTACTACCACCGGCTCTTGGGCGATTAGCTTTGATTTCATCAAGTTCAACTTCCTCTTTGATGCTTGCAACAGCCTTCCAAAACTTAGGGTTACCTGTCAGTTTAGAAATGACTTGTACCACACGCTTTTTGATTTGGTCTGCGTTATCAGGCGCAAAGGAACCGAACATGAAATCGTCTTCAAATGGTCTGGAACCACGACTAAAGATATGGATGATCGAATTCCAGTAATTTGTTTCTTCTTTGTCTTTGATATGCTTCTTGGCAAACGCCTTCATTTGTTTACCGATTTCCATATAAGCCTTGGCTTGGTCAGATTTGTTGAGCATCTTACCTTGAGCAGCGGCGAAATAAGGAATCGCTTTTAGTTGTAGTGCGCCTTCAGCCAATTCAGTTTCTTCGTTTTCAATCAGATTATAATAGTCGATACCTTTAGCAGCCTTCGCGTCATAACCACTAATGAACTTTTTGACCTTTGCGGGATCATCTTTGATAGTAACACCATCTGGTCCTTTGGACCGACCCATGCGATAGGTAAATTTAGCATTTAGACCTTTGGCTTTTGCTGCCTTCAACATTTCTTCTGGGTCAAAATCAAAGTTTTCTTGATCTGCATTGAATTCATATTTCTTAGCTTCACCCAATTCAGTTTCTTCAGCATGAACAGAAGACCGAGCGCCTGTTGCTTTGCCTTTGAAAACCTCGTCACCCGCAGTTGGGTGCTTAGTCATATCAGCCAGCTTCTTGCCCTTTTTGAGCGAATTAGCGGCTTTGACTTCTGGATTTTCAGGCTCCATTTCCTGTGGGTTTGCCTCGGGTACCTCTTGAAGGTCTCGGCGCATTTGTCTAAATGATTTACTCATCAGGTTCCTCGTCTGTTTGGGATTGAAGCCACGTCGCGGCTATAGAAGCCCGCTTGACGTTCAGAGCGTCTGCAACTTTATCGCCCATTACTGCGGTCACGGCTTCTTTTACTTTGCCTGCTTCACCCGCTAGTGAATGCCTTACGATATCTGTTGTTGTGTATTCGGTCATTATTTGTTCTCCTATCACTATTTATAATAATTGTGCGCTCTATACTGTGCTATTTAGTTGTAGTAAAGCGATTGAATTTTGGTCAGTAGTTTGCCAACACGTTCCCCGAAGGTTCCGGCTGTCGTGTGATCTGCGACTGCTTCATCCCATACAGCGTCGGCAATTGCTCTTGTATCAACAGAAGCCTTGCGCCAGTTTCGACAAAGGTATTTGTGCCGTTGTCTGTCAACCTTGTGGTAACATCAGGTCCAACAAGACACGACAAATAAACTTTTGTGTGTTCGACGTTTGTTCCGATATTGATACCCGTTGTTGCGTTCATAATTATAATTCTTTGTAAGTCAGTTTCACCACCGGTACCCAATGAGGTTGCTGTTGTTTTGAAACCGTTTACAACGCCTTCAATAGAAATGTCTAATGCTCTCAAACCTAAGCAATCATCAATATTTATACCGTCACCAGAACACGTATTAATCCATATTCTATCTAGGAAAGTTGTGGCGGCTCACTTCTTTGGCTCTGGCTCCGGTGCGCCAGGTAACTGACGGTCTTCCTCGTCTGGAAGTTGCTCTATAGGTTCTTCGCGTGTAGCCGCGTCTGGTCGTCCAGAGAAAGCACCGAAGTTTGTGTCACCAGTTTCTTCTGGATCTACTCCTTCCGCTTCATCCTCTTTCATAGCCTTAGCCAATTCTTCGATTTCTTCATCAGTCTGGCGAAGAATATTCTTTTTGACCCACTCAAGAGAATAGTAACGACCAACATAGGCGTCAACATCATTCAAGATGGTCATGCGTTCGCGCAAGATTTCCTGGTTCTTTGATTCAGCAAAGTGGTTATCTTCACGGAAGTCATAAAAGATATCCTCTTTGATGATATTCCATGTTGCTTTGTCTGTGATACCCTTGAGAATTAGTTGGGTTTCAAGAAAATCGTCAAACATTTCGGCAAACTGCATACGCAATCTGTTGATAAACTTTGAGAATTTCAATTCGTCACGGGTAATTTCACTTGCACGACCAAGATTAAATGCGCCGTCTGCTTCCATACGAGAGATAGGTACGTTCAAGGCCTTGTAAAATTTGTTTTTGAAGAATTCAACATCCTCAATTTGACCCAAGTTCTCACCACCGGGTAGTGTAGAAATCTCTGTTCCTTTGCCACCTTCACGACGAGGCAACCAGAAATCTTCCATCATAGTCTGGAATTTACGGTCGTCTTTGATTTCACCAGTCGAGGCGTCATAGACCAGTTTGTTCTTATGCTTGACCATCATATCTTTGAGATATTGTTCCGCCTTCATCTTCGGCAGGTTACCAACGTCAATGTAGAAAATGCGACGTTCGGGTGCGCGAGAGATACGGTAAATGACCAATGAGTCTTCCATCCAACGCATCTGGTTCCAAATCTTTAGAGCCTTATTCAAATGCGAAAGGATGATGGTGTTTCGTTCGTTGATAATACCGGAGTGAACATAGGTAATCGAATCTTTAGCGATACGAATACCCTCGTTCATGTTACTGGCGATGCCACGTTCGTTGTATAGGTAGAATTCTTTATATGACGGTGCAATAGAAACAACAGGTCTGTTAGTGTCCTTCGGTGCAATCTGCTTACGAACCTTCTTGATTTTACGAGGGTCGATATAGCGCAATTCCAGAATGCCCTGCCTTGGCTTCTTTACGTCAATCATCTTGTGGTAATACAAACGACCGTCTACGTACCAGCGTTTGAAAATATCATAAGCCTTGTTGTTGAAATCCATCAACTTGAGAATCTGTTCAAATTCTTCGGTGATTTTCTTTTTGATAGCCTCTGGCTGTTCCAGTTTGTCTAACTTGATTTCAACAGGAGACTTGTAGTTCTCCATTATGATCGCTTCGTTTACGATATCATCAATGGCTCTTTCACCCTCAGGTGATAAAGCAAGTTCTCTGTATTTTGTGATAAGTTGCGCTTCGTTTTTTGAAGTCGCGTCCATATCCAAATATGTACCGAAGACGCCATTTTCCGCAACCGTCATAGCCGCGTCGTGGTTAGCCGGAGCGGTGAACGATTGAATGTTCTCTCGCTTTTTGTCTTCTTTTTCTACACGGCCAATTTGATAGCCGAACAACTGAATCATGGCAACATCTTTCCTATTTCATCTACTGACTATTTAGTAGTTTTCTCTGGGCGTGCCATGCTTTCATAGATTCACTCCGTTTCCGCCGGGTTTCTTCTGAATGAATATAGCCTTTGAACATAGATCCGTTTTTTCTAGCCAGGTCTCTATGAAAATCGGTAGATTTTGATATACTCAAATTTTTACGGTGTTCACTAGAATATTTTCTACCCCTCATAAGCAATAGTGCGGGTGGGTGTTCAAGCACCGCGACCCGCATTTTATTTTAGTTAGGAAGTGCCGCCGTTACCGGTGATACCAGATTGAATTTCCCAATAATCATATGCCCATGT